CACCTTGTCGATCTACTACAGCGTCACCCTTTTCGGTTACTACTGAAGCCCAACCATAGACTAATCGTTGTTCGTCGTCAGTCTTAAGGATCTTACCTTCAATATTCGCTTTAGTCATATCACTCACCGATGTATTTGATTGCCACATACGACATGACCAATAGCCAGCCGTTGTTTTATCTTTCTTGCTATCACAATTATGTCTAGCTCTAAAGTTAGCTCTAGCTTTAGGATCATCTCGACGAATTTCCATGTTAGGGTCACCGAATGTAACTCTCTTAACTTTACCGCCAGACTGTACAAACACTTCAAACTTCTTGTTGCCACCTTTGATACGTCTAGGCTTGTTTAAAGTAACCTTCTCACCTTGATAATCAGCTTTAGCAAATTCAGTCTTCATGATCTCTTGTACAATGACCCTGAGAGCCTCTATACGATCCACTGAGGGGGCTTCAGCTTCTTCCATAGGCTCACTGCCCTCGTAGAAGGCTAGATACGCCTCATGGCTCTCTGCTGGCATGTATACGGCTTGACCATTGTAGTCAGATACGTGAGTAGCTCCACCAAGTCCTAAATCCATAGATCTAGAGATAGCTTCAGGCTCAGTAGTAAATATATCATTAGCATATTGTGCTTTACGTAGAGTAGATACTTTATGTCCTACCATTTGACCTGTAGGCTTACCTTTATCGTCAGTTATTTCAATACGTGCCGCAGGTTCTTCTTTTGTACCTGTTATTTTAACTGGTATGTTAGGTACTGTGCCATCTCTTACTATTTGACGTACAATACCACTAGCAGTTCCGCCAGATGAGTTCCAAGATACTTTAGATCCGACTTTCATGATAAATTACCTTATGTTTCGTTCTTAATTAATACACCTTGGAAAGATGCGCCGATTGCTGTGTTGGTAGTGTCTGTAGATACTCTACACTCTAAATCTGTCTTCTCTGCAAACCCTTGTGGGTACTTAAATGACTGTATTAGTTGATTGCTTTGTATTACTTGTACAAACCTTGTCCTAAACACGTTAGATCCGTGATCTCTGCTGTTAAACTTACAGTGAACTAGCTTTTGAGCTTGAGATACAGCCGCAGTAAAATTAATCTCGTCTATATATAGTGTATGTCCAGCAGGTACTGTATAAGCGGCTATCTGTGTCTGATTACCTATGCTTATACTAGCATAAACTGAAGAGTTAGGAACTCCGCCTGTAGCACCAGAAGAGCCTATGTATATAACACCGCTAGTTCCTTCGTTAGAACCTGCAAGTGTAACAAAAGATCTGTATACTCTCAAATACGACAACTGAGTAGCTACTTGTGTCTGTCCGTTAAGGGTTATAGTCTCTTCTATTTCATTGTAGTCTTCATCTAGGCCTTGTATGAGAATAGTTCTAGCTCCTATGCCAGTACCACTATCATTTGCACTTGTACTACTTACAAACATAGTAACTGCACTGTCTAACCATATGTAGTCACCAGCATTGCCCCAAACTGTTTCTTCTGTAGTATCTACGTCTGGGTTATATCCAAACTTGTATAAAGATCTATATCCTTGAGAGTGACCTCTAGATACAGCTAGATCAGTATGATCATATATTCTTTTAGGCCAACCACCAAACATCTGCTGTACCACCTGTTCATATTGTTCGTTAGGATCTGCGGCATCTTCTACATCTGGTCTACCTGTTAAGATACCACCAGCGGAAAATGAGTTAGACTGAGTTATCGGGGTTGAATTTACTTCTGGGTTTCCAGTAACAACAGGAGATGCTGTACTTACTTCATCTTCAATCGCTGTAGCATTAGATACTATAGGAGAACCTGTATCAGTATTACCTGTAGTTAGTAAATGATTTTGACCTACAGCGGAAATAGAGACTATAGGTTGACCTGTTGTAGTGTTACTTGTAGTCAATACATGTAACTGACTTACACTAGAAGTAGAAATTGAAGGTTGGCCTGTTGTAGTATTACCTGTAGTTAATTCATGTAGCTGACCTATAGTGGAAACAGATACTATAGGAGAACCTGTAGTAGTATTGTTTGCACTTAAGTTCTGTAATTGAACTAAAGAAGAGGTATCTACTATAGGCTGACCTGTAGTAATGTCTATTACATTCGTAATATGTACTTGAGTTATTGCAGTACTCTGAACTACAGGAGCAACAACAACAAAGCTATTTGCACCTATGTAGTTCTCGTTAATAATAGGCTCACTAGCTTGAGTGAGTATTAAACTGCTATTTTCCTGTAGAATCCTGCTTGTCATGCTTAATGACCTCTATTATGCAGGATCAGGTATACCGATAGTAAATGACCCTAGTGAAAAAGTATTACCAGACGAAACAACTTGGCTTGCAGTAAGAGAACCTGTTGCAAGGAGACGGGAGTTAGTTGTATCAACTACAGCATAGTGAGTTGCTGTACCATTGCCAGTTATTGAACCGTCTGATATTGCGGCTACTACTACTTCACGTCCACCACCAGATCGGTCTGTAGGTGAAGCAATAGAAAGACTTGTAGAATTACCTAAAGTATAAGTAGAGGAAGCCTCTGCATAACTTGTAGCTTCTTGGGATGTCAGGTCAATACGATTAGCTTCTGTGTCTAAGACAGTTAGTCCATTGTCTAGAACTCTGTTGTTTAAAGTTGCCATGTTATTCTTCTACCTCTGGTTCTGGATCTACAGTTACATTAGGATCGTACTCTAGTTCAGCTATATCCATAAGATTCTGTATAACTTCTGGGTGATCTGATACGTTAATATTTGCACCGTTAAGATTACGTAAGAACCCTGCAATCTCACGTAAGTCGTGAGGTGCTACATCACCAGCTTCAATAGTTGGCATTAAGTCATAGTTCAGACCGTTCAACTCCCACAGTCGCTCGACCAACTGTTTGTTGAGAACATCTGTGATCGCTTGGATGTAACTCTCAAGCGCACGAAGGAACAGGTCTGTCTTCGACTTGGATAAGGCGTAAGAACCGCCTTGAGATCCTAGCAGAAGAAACTCGGATAACATTGATCTTGCTATGTCATGCTGATAACGCTTAACGATAGGATCTATGTCTATATTACGTTTACCATTAGAAGCCATAAGTTCTATATCGACTAATCTTTGGTTAGTAGGAGAACCATCTTTGTCTGGGTAGCTATCAGAAGGTAATATTATGTAACCTTGCTCGTTAAACTTAACATCTCTAAGGATCTGTTGTAAATTGTTAACGAAACCTGACTGTGCGGCAGAAGCATCACCTGATAAGTACTCAGCAGGTATACGAGCTACTGGAATACCAGCTAACTCACGTTCTACTGCAATAGCTTCTATAGCTTGCAGATTATTAAGGTATTCATAAGAAGTATAAGCATTACGAAGAATAGAACGACCAGATGGGTCACCGTTAAGGCTAGTTGTTCTATAGTAAAGAGACTTATTAGTGGGTATATAGTTTCTACCATTCTTATAACCTATCTCTTGTTCTATACCTAGAACTTCACCAGTCTTACGGTCTACATCAAACTTACTTATAGTCCAAGGCGCACGAGCGGCTATCTTACGTACACCAATACGTCCGTCTGTGAACTTAGATTGCTTCTTAGGTGATCTCTCTGTTGGACCTACACGCCTCTTATATATAACTTCATTCCAGCTAAAGCCATACGACAAATTAGATATAGCTTCTGCTATGTGATCATCAAGAGAATGTTCCATGTCTACTAAGACACTCTCTACAAACTCTTTTTCTTTTATAGCTTCAGCACTATCGTCTACTGCTTTTACGTGTAAGTCTACATCTCGTAGTATCTGCTCAACAGCATACATGACAGCACCAATAGTACTATCGTTGTCACGCATCTCACGATACTTGCGTATAGCTTTCTTACCTCGAAGTTCAGGTAGGAACTCATCAGCGCGGATTTGACCGTTGTATGTGTTATCACCAGCTACACCTAATGTAGATTTAGCTTTTGATTCTGAGAGTTTCTTTACCATGACAATAATACTTCTATAGTTAACGTGAAAGTCCCTTAACACTAGAATAAGCGAGGGTCAGTTTTGGTTTTGTGTAGCCGTTGAGTGAGAGGTCAGTAATTGCCCATACTAGAGCATCTAATCTATCTGGGGAGCCAATCGACCCTAATGGTTCCCATGTTCGCATTTGTATTTCTAATTCGTTAAGTGAGGCTTCATCTTTAGGGTTTGCAACATGCTTAACTAATCCACGCTCATAGAGTGCAGATATTGGTTCAGCTCTAGCAAACTTACCTCTAGATGCACGTACAGCTTTGTAAGGTACTGTGTCATCTTCACCGTGTATAGTTGTTTTGACCATATCACCACCTTGATTTACTTCGGCGACAATACGATCAGCTTGATGTAAGTGATATAATTCTATTGCTTTAGAAGCCCAACCTTGAGGAGACAGTCTGTCAGTGTAATCGCCTAATACATAAGCTATACCATTAACATCTATACCTGCTACAACAATACCTGTCATATCACTCTCAGCATTAGAGGTGACAGCAGGGTCTAGGGCGACAACAATACGGGAAAGGTCTGGCACATCATCTAACTTAACAGATGCTTCGTCCAGCATGGCAGTTGTCCATAAAGCACCTTGTGCTTCCTCTAAGACTTCTGCGTAAAGCTCTTGCTTACCTAGTCTAGTACCTTCATACTGTTCTTTAACAGCAGTTAGATATGTCTTAGCTAAGTTAGCAGAGTTATCAAAAGTAGACCCTGTAGTAATAATAGTCTTAGGGTCTTTAAGTATCTGGCGTATCAGTTTAGTTGGCTTCGGGGTGGTAGTCACCATGATACGAGGGTGTTTACCTAGACGCATACAAAACTGTAGCATCTGCCAAGTGTCTATGTCTTTATTCCAAGCGGCTGTTTCGTCACACCAAGCTAATTCAAACTGTGGACCACGAAGACGCTCAGGTTCCTCTGCGGAGAAGAACTGCACTTGCGCTCCATTCTCCCATGTGAGTGTTCTCTTTGTTGGCGACCATTCAGGAAATCCCATCTTCTTGCCAGCATAGGTCTTATCACCTTTCCAGCATACCGATAGAAAGCCACTCTCTCCCTTAACCATAACTAGTTCTATATCTGAGTTAGTAGAAGCTACTGCGGCTATACGTTTAACGCCAACCTTAACTTGTTCTCTTACCCACTCTACTCCAGAACGTGTCTTACCGAAACCTCGACCAGCATTAATAAACCAAGTGTTCCAATCGTCTCCTTCAGGAGCTAACTGATTATCTCTAGCCCAGAAGTTCCAGTCATGCTTTAGCTCTTCAACTTTACGTGGTCCTAATGCCTCAAACAACTCATTGACTTTGGACTTAGGTAGCTCACGTAGTGTATCAGCCGTTATCTGTCTCTTCATCGGGTTCATTCTTTCCGTTTCACTGCGTAGCGGTGCTACTTCCCTAGTAGCGACATCAAACTGTCTATAGCACTCTCATCTAAGTCGGGGTCAACGTCTTGCTCAACTTCATTCACTGTGCTATTAGGCGACCAACCACCTTTAGATCTTAGGAAGAACTCTGCCGCCTTAAAGTCACCGCCCTTAGCGGCCTCTACGACAACACTCCCTATCTCACCAACTATGTCAGCTTTAGTCTCAGCTATTAGATTGCCGTATAGCTTGTAGAATGTTGCTGTGCTAGAAGGTGCATCTTGATACTTCTGTATTGATCCAAGTATGTCTCTAACTGCAACACCATTCTTTATACCAGCTACAACTTTCTTAGCTATAACTTCACTATACTTCTTAGCAGGTATCATAAAAAATCTCTCTTAAAATATACAACCCATCGGCATGACCACATCTAATACAACTAAGTGGAAAGGTTCGTCATGGTTGGGAAGGAAAACTGAATAGCTACTACTTAAGTATATACTTACGTTTCTCCAACTAACTAGTTATAAACAGTAAGTAGTGTAAACAGTTAGTGAGAAACTTAAG